ATGAATATTTTACAACAATCAGCTTTCGCTTGGAAAGAACTAACCGAATACAGATACCAGTTAGTGTATGGCTACAAAAAGACTTTGTATCCAATCAATCTTACATTTTCATATGAAGACTATCCACATCTGGCTGGTTTTCAATATTTGAAAGATATCTCCCTTCCTAACTATACATCTGCTAAAATTGTAGAGCGAATTCTTGAAGGGAAAATAATTTTCGAACAAATTCAAAAAGCAGCACAATACGAAGAAAAGATCAAACCACGATTAGAAGCATTAATCCATTTAAAAAACTCTTTAGATAATGATTTTAATCTTTATTCTTTTATGCCTCGGATGTATCCTTTTATCACTAACATTAAAGCCGATTACCTAATTGCCAGTCATATCGCTATTGATAGTTATGTTTTCATAATTCATACCACTCCAAGTGACTATGAAAGCCAATCTGTCTTGCTTAATAAATTGAATACAGAATCATCATAGGGAACATTTTCAGCTTAACCCTCGCTGAAATATTCCCTATTTTATATGAATAAAATTCCTCTGGAATCTTGTTCCTTTTCAGGAAACTTCGCAAATCGGCCAAAATCGGGGCCAAAATCGGCCATTTTTTGCCCTATTTTACCCTCGATTTTTCGCCAAAAACCACTACATCTTGTGGTTAACCCCCTCTACTTTCCTTCCAAGCCACAATTCTGCATCATTATTACTACTTCCACATGTTCATCATTGTCCAAACTCAAATTCATATCCTCATCAATAATCGGAAGTTTGAATTTGATGGATTTCAGCCACTGACCGTTCGGCTGCCGCTCCTCGTATATCTGAATTTCGGAAATCAACGCCTCCATGATCTGCCGCTTTTCCTGCTCATTCATGGCATCATACAACTTATCAAAGTAAATCAGCACCTTGTAAATATTATCTCCGGTGAGCTTTTCCGCTTCGATTGCCATTTTCTTTGCTCTGGCGGCAATCAGCAGATTTTCCGTATTCTCAATCTTATCATACATCCTGTAAAGACGCTCATCAAGATCTGACTTGCGCTTGATGTAGTGCTTATCATCCGGGTCAAGAGAATCAATTTCCTCTATCAGCCTGGATTTGGTGGAATAACTCTGCCTGAGCTGCTTTTCATAGGCTGCAATTTCCTGCTCAATGGCAGTGGTATCTACCTTCATGCTGATTTTCTGCTGCATCAATGCCGCAAATTTCGGATTGCTGACCAGCTTTACAATAACCTCTGCCACGGCATCATCCAGCAGTTCTTCATTGATTTGCCTTTTATAATCGCACTTGTGCCCGCGAATCATAGTACGGTGCTTGCAGCCGTAATAGAAGAAATCTTTGTACTTTGTTCCGTCCGGCCTGTGCTTGATGCTCTTGTTGCCATACATCCCGGCCCCGCAGATTGGGCACTTGACGATACCTGACAGCAGATGCACCTTGGCGTCTTTGCCACGGTTTACATGTTCATACTTTTCAGCCTGTGCCAGCAGCTTCACTTGTGCTTCATGCCAGAGTTCTTCCGACACAATACCCTCATGCAGACCATCCGCCAGTAAATAATCGTCCTGCTCCACAAGCCGGTAATCGTTTCTGGTGCCATGTACCTTTTCCGTCCTGCGTCTGCCGTAGGCGATTTTGCCGCAATAAACAGGATTTTTCAGTATCCTGCGGATCAGAGCCGCATCAAACAGAGGATTTTTGCCGTTCTGCCGCTGTATTTTATGAATACCGTGATTGGCAAGGTATTTTGCAAGACCGTTAGCGCCCATGTCGGTATGCACATACTGATCAAAGATAATGCGAATTGCCTCGGCTTCTTCCTCGTTGATAATCAGTTTTCCCTTTTCAAGCGTGTATCCGTAGGGGGCAAAACCGCCGTTCCACTTGCCCTCACGGGCTTTCTGAATCCTGCCCTCCATTGTTTGGACACGGATGTTTTCTCTCTCAATCTCCGCGACTGCCGACAAAACGGAGATCATCAGCTTACCAGCCTCCTTGGAAGAATCAATGCCGTCCTCCACGCAAATCAAATTAACTCCAAAGTCCTGCATGACCTGTAATGTGGAAAGGACATCCGCCGCATTTCTGCCGAACCGGGACAATTTGAACACCAGAACATAAGAAACGCCATCTTTGCCAGATTTAATATCTTCCATCATACGATTGAACTCGCTTCTGCCCTCAATGGATTTTCCTGACTTACCGGCATCCTCATATTCGCCGACAATCTCATAATCATTGTACTCAGCAAAAGCTTTCATTCTGGATTTCTGGGCATCCAGAGAATATCCGTCAATCTGCATCGTGGTGGATACTCTCGTATAGATATATACTTTTATCTTTTCTTTTTTCATGTCTGAAGCCTCATTTGTGCCACAGCCCGTAGCACTTCTATTTTTGATCTGTCTTTTGTTCCAATTGCTTTATTGAATCCAGATAGTCCTGTTCCACTTCACTGAGTGTCCTGGCTTTGTATTTGCGATATTCTGTCGTTGCCTTATCAACCGCCTGTTTGTGGGAAATACTGCCGTTTCCCTGCAAAAGCTGCTCTCCGCTCATAGTAAGAATCCGATCCAAATGTTCCGCCCAGTCTTTCATCGTCATTGTCTGCTCCCGCTCCGCCTGACGCTCCGCAAAATCCAGATAACCGGATACAAGCTGCCCCATTGCACGAAGCTCTTTTTCATCCAGGTAATTCTTGGCGATCACGGCCTCCCGCAGCGTCGGCTGGCTGCCCGCAAAAGCAGTAAGCCCCATGAACTCTTTCTCCGCATCAGCTCTTGTGTAAATAACCTCTGCCGCAGTCTGACCATGAATCGCATAATGAATCTTGTTCTGAACCTTTTTGAAAAACTGAATAGATATTTCCGCTTTTGGGTCATAGTCAATACTGGTAGCATAAATCTCCAGCACCTGACGATAGAACACTTTCTCAGATGCCCGGATGTCCCTAATGCGTTCCAGCAGTTCCTTAAAATATCCGCCTCCGCCCAGATTTTTCAAGCGTTCATCATCCAGAGCAAAGCCTTTTCTCATGTATTCTTTCAAAACTCCGGTTGCCCAAATACGGAACTGAGTGCCTCGTTTGGACTTCACACGATAGCCAACCGAGATAATAACATCGAGATTGTAATAATCAACCTGATAAGTTTTTTCGTCCGCCGCAGTTGTTGCAAAATTTGCAACAACTGAATCGCGATTCAGCTCGCCCTCTATAAAAATATTTTTTATATGCCTTGAAATCGTTGATTTGTCCCTTTGAAATAGTTCCGCCATCTGATCAATCGACAGCCAAACTGTATCGCCGTCGAAGGTGGTCTCAATTTTTGCCAATCCATCTTCTGTTGTGTAGATAATCATATCTGATTTTTTGTTTGGTGCATCGTTACCGCTCATATCGTTCACCTCATCAACCTTATGTACCTCAGTTCAAGAAGGTTGTTTTCCTTCTCAAACTGAGTTTGGACACTTATTTCACGATTATTATATCATGCAGCTTTTCTGCCTGCAATACATGATTTGATTGTTTTTTCTGACATGCTGCCATCATCTTGCCGATTCAACATATCCTTTGGATCGGGCAGATTATCCAAGTCTAAGTCTGCTGCATATTTTTCAATCAGACTTGCCATCAAATCCGCAAAACCGCTCCATTCATCTCTCATAGGCAAATATCCTCCATAAATGAATTGAGCCTGACAAAGCCTGCGGCAACGAAGTCCGGCAACGAACCCCGAAAAACCTGCAAACGAATATCCGGCTCCCTGTTTTTCCTTTCCTGATTTTCTTTGATTTCTTTGTTGCTTTCGTTGTCATAAATAAAAATAAATAGAAGAAGATGAAGAAATACCTTGATATTACGGCATTTCCGGCATCCTCCAAAGGGATTTTTCCGGTAACGAACCCGGCAACAAACCGGCAACCTGCCCGGCAACAGACCGCAAATTTTAAGCGATCCACTCTTTGGGAAGCTCCAACTGGCGGCATTCTTCCTCCGTCAGCTCCACAAATCCGCTTTCGTTGCCGGGGATTTCGTTGCCGGAACCGGATTCCCGTTCCCAGCCCCTCTGCCTGCCGTACCCGGCGAACATCCTCGGATTGGAAAAAGGCTTCCAGCCGGTCACAGCGAACTCATGGTGCATGGCTTCCCTGTAAAGCTGTTTGGAACAGACCATACTGCCGGTATACGTCTCCAGAAAGCCGATGATCTGCCCGGCTTCGGTGTCCTCCGGCATGAAGTCTTTCTGCACTGCCACAAGCTGTTTCTGTATTTCTTTACTGAATTTCATGGAATACTGTCCACTCCAGTAGACCGTCATGGCTTCCGCCCATACCTGCAGCAGGTACTCCCTTGAAGCGTCCTCGTCCTCCAGAATGTGAACCTCCGCTTCCTCCGGGTAGACCATGACCGGCAAAAAACGCCGGTTGCCCGCCCGGTCAAGGGGCAGGAAGTCCAGTGTGTTGGAAGTGCCGCCGAACACGCACTGGCGCAGCCGGTATTTGGGCTGTGCTTCATATGGCGTCCGGTAGGTTTCCTTCTGCCTGCTGATAAAGGAGCGGATTTCCTCAATGCTCTTTGCGCTGTGGGTTGCCAGCATCTCCGGCATTTCCAGTATCCAGTGGCCCTGCAGCTTCGTGAATACCTTATCATCATCCAGCCGCTTCAGATCGTCGCTGAACCATTCGTCCTCGATTGCCAGCAGCCGGAAAAAGGTAGATTTTCCGGCTCCCTGGCCTCCCACCAGGCAGAGCATTTCCTCATATTTGCAGCCGGGGGAGAATACCCGCCGGATCGCCCCAAACAGGAAATGCCGGAATACTTTGCAGCTATGGCGGCATTTCCGGCACAGTTCGTTATAGGTGACACGGTTGCGGTCATTCAGGAAGAAAGCCAGTTCTTACCTGCGTTTTTTACTTATTCTCGGCATTTGCTGTTCCCTCCATTTTACTGTCATGTTTCGGTGTCATTTTTGAGCGTTTTCCCCTCCGTATGCCCCTTAAAAAAGAGCGGTAATCATCTGGTCAGGGGAAGCTGCCTTTCCCTCATTTGTTGCTTTCCGGTACGATTCCGGGACCTTTTGCCATCCAGTCAAAGAACGCTTTTTTACTGACCTTAATCAGCCTTCCGCTACGGAAGGCCGGGAATCCCGGCGTGTGAACCAGCTCGTAGGCGCTCACTCTGGAAATTCCCTAATACGCTGGATATCCGCCACATCCAGCACCAGAGGGAGATCGTCATAGCTTTTCAGTCTCTTGTTTTCACTCATTTTGTTGTTCCTCCTGTTATTAAATTTGATAAAATCTCTGTTTCCTTTCGCCGTTCTGTCTGACAGCCGTTATCCTCATAGCCGCATCCCTGCGGCTGCCCCATTCCTGCGGCGTATCCCGTGTATTGGCACGCTCCCCGGCTCGGTATCTTTCCGATTTTCCGGCTCCCGGCGCTGCTTCCCCTCACGGTCATATCCCTGTCAGACGGTCATTTACTTGTCAAGGTACTACATGTAACGAAATTACCATGTGCCAATTATCATATTGGATCAAACTTGACAAATCAATGTTTTTGCGGTACTCTGTATGTAACGAATTGAACTTTATTATGAAATTACCATAAGCATTGAGAAGAACGAACCTATGGAATTTGCATTTAACCGGCATGAACCGGTCTATGACCGGATTTTGTTCGTCCTGACACTGGACAGGCAGAAAATGAAAGAGCGTATTTTGATAGGCGAGGAGACACAAATCCGTTTCCGTCTGCAAGGGGATATGGATACGGATTTACTCTGTGACGCCATCCGGCCTCTGGGGACATTTCTTTCTGAATTTGAACATGACCCGGACGGGGAATGGAACCGTTTGGGACTGTCCCAGCTGCGGGAAGCCCTGCACTCGAACCGCTGGAAGCAGCCTGCATTGGAACAGGCCGCCGGAGAATTTCTGTCAAAAAAATATCTCACCGGCGATCCGGTGAGAATGTATGCGGCGTTCCGTACCTGGAACGAGTATCTGCGTGCCAGGGAGCCACGGGACAGACTGGCCGCCTGTGACCGCTTTATCAGTAAAATGAACGGTTTTACAGCCATATTTATGGAAGCCCCGCCGCTGGAATTTGACCCGGATACCGGCAAACCCCAACGGCCGAATATCTCCCATCGGATATGGGGATCGGTGCCAGCCGGGGATACCCGGCTTGACCTCTGGTATCCCGACAATAAGAGAGGGGCTGAATGCGTTGCCGCTGATGTGTCCCTCCATCCTTTGATCATCTATTATCTGAACCGGCTTTCCGACTGGGGCTTATATATTAGGAAATGTAAAACCTGCGGAAAAATCTTCCTTGCTAGGAGCCAGCGCTATGAATTATGCAGTGAGAAATGCCGGAAAGCACAGGCGCTCGAAAACAAGCGGGAGTTTGATAAACGGGCCAAAGATAACAAATATGATCTTGTTTATAAAAACGAATGCCAGCACTGGCGCAATATCATCAATAAGGCAAAGAAAAATCCTGACTTCCCGGCTGACCGGCTGGAAGAAATGCAGGCAGCCTTTAAAGCGTTCAAAAAGGAAGCCCTGCAAAGGAAACGGGCGATCAAAACGGAAAAAGCCAGCCCGAAAGAATTTACGGGCTGGCTCCTGCAGCAAAGCAATATCATTTTGGATTTGGCGGAACACTGACAAGGTGGCCTGCTGGACGCTCCCCCTTGTTTCTGTATCCGCCATAAGGGAAGTAGGTTTCCATGACAGAATCCGTAATCCCATTCTTATAAATTTTCCGTATGTCTGTGATTGTTTCGGGAGGTGTATGCTTCAGGTATTCCAGCAGCTCCGCCCGGCTGTTCATAATAAGGCAGCGCTGGCCCTCCCACCGTTCAACCCGGTATCTCATGGCAGCCTCCTTATACATAAATCATTTCGTGCAGGATGATTTCTTCCGCCCGGCTGCGGATGGAATTGGCGGCCCGAACCCAGTCCATTTGGGAAGTGCGCTTCAATTCTCGGTTTTCTGCTTCACCTGAGCGATATACAAACTGCTGACCTTGAGTCCGGTATGCTCAATCACATCATCTTTGATCTCCTGGTAGGTAGCTTTCTTCTCTGCATCGGTCAAATCCAGCTCGTCCATGCTCAAATCCACCTCGATATGTTGCTTTGCATTAAGTTTGGACAAAAGACATACCACCTCCACATTCCCTGTAAGCCGATATCAAAAAACCATGTGTGCTACACAATATTATAGCGTAACTTATTATCTTTTAAAATAAGGGATTTTAAAGAAATAGAAAAACCAGAAGTACTATAGCGTAACCAGGCGTGTTAAAGAAAAACTTGTGCAAGGTAGGCAAATGGTAGTCATTGCCTACCAAATATTATAGGCGGGCCCGGTTCATCCGGTACCCGCCTTTCACATATAATTAAGAAGCAGATAGTCCATATATCATCAGATCATATATACACGAACAACAGTTCAATCCTTCATTGACATTTTTGTAAATTTCCCATATACTATAAGTACAGACAGGGCGTTCTATATACCTGCGTAACTGAATCAACATTTGAGCGACATGCAATGTCACTAAGCGCAGGAACCGCCATGAGGCGGTTTTCGTATTTTTTTTCAAAGCCTGCATAATAATAAGTGAGGAGGTGTCTATGTTATGGTCAATGCTTTAATCATTGGAAATACTATATTAGATAGGGCCTTTAAAGAGGACAAAGATATCACGCCAATGAAACTCCAAAAACTAATTTTTTGTTTGTATAAAGAATATTACAAGTCCACCGGCCGTGCGCTATTCGATGAACGGTTTGAAGCATGGAAATATGGCCCAGTACTCAGAAGCGTGTATGATGAGTTTAAGAGTTCTGGCTCTAATTCAATAAAGCGCTTTTCTATATCAGACGATGGAAAAGTGTATGTGGCCGATACGTCCTCATCGCCTCTTTTTAGGGAAGCGTTTGACAAGGTTTGGGAAAATTATAGTGATTATGACGGAATCGTTTTGTCGTCTTTTACCCACAAATCCAATACTGCCTGGAGAAAAGCAATAGATAAGAGAAAAATCTACTTGGACGATAATGATATCGCCGGTGAGGAGGATTATATTGTCTCAAACTGATAATGACTTTCTTTTTGGTAGGCCTCTTAAAGAAGAAGATGAGCCCCTTGACAAAGCACAGTTTAACCAAATAGATCCCTTGCTTGTAAGGCAGCTCGAAATTGGAGAACGTGATAAGACGAGAAAAGATAAACGCTATTTCAGTGCTTTTAAATTAATCGTAGGTTGTTTGGTGATACTCGGGATAATATTTGTAATCGATGTTATTACAAGCGCAACTCTGAAGCATCAACCTTCTTCTATTACAAAGGATATAATAGAGATTATAAAGACTCTTTTATTTACGTTAAGTGGCTATCTGTTTGCAAAAAAAGAATCGGAAAATTAAGGCGGCTCATAAAAGGCCGCCCTTTCTATATACATGATATCTTATGCCTTACCACTCAAACACATACCGTCGATTTACCATGTCATACTCCTCCGCAATCCGCAGTGCACCCCTGGCATCCGTAATCATGCACTTGCCCTCGTTGGAGCCCTTGACCGGGCAGAGTAAAAATGCCTCGCCGGAGGGGTCCACCTGGTATCCGGTCAGCATGTACCCTTCGCTGTCAAACAGATACCATCCCCATGTCCTTCGCTCCATCTCCTGGAGCCAGTACCAACCGTTAGCTGCATGGCCGCCATCTGCAAACTGATACCACCAGCGCTGGCCGTCTGCGGCCGGCTGGAAGCCCTGGGTGTATGTCACCGGGACCGGCGTGTAGTCGATGTCGCAGAGCTTTAATGCCTTCTGCCAGGGCGTGGCCGTCACACGGCTCTGGATAGTCCCATAGTTGATACCCTTGGCCTCGATGCAATATCCATCGCCTATGTACACCCCGATGTGTCCCGGCTTCCACACCGCCCAGCCTACCATGGACTCGTCCAGATGGTCGATGCCCACCCGCTCCACCGCGGTGTCATGGTAGTTGTAGCTGCCGCGCAGGATGCCGGTGTACCAGCTGATGAGGCCACTACAGTCCGTACAACGCTGGCCTATGTACTTGGCCGCCTTGGCCTTGTAAGTAGATGTGTATGTGCCTGGGTTCTCCCGGGCCAACCTGTCCAGTATGGCCTGGGTAAGGACCTCTCCTTTTGCGCCATAAACGTAAGGTGTTCCCAGCTTGTCCTTGCAGTGCTGAATTAATCCTGCTGATGTTTTACTCATATCGTACCTCCAATCAAAAGATAAGGCCTGGGACTTACTCCCAGGCCATAAAAAGTTGTGACGTCACAAGTTGCGATATCGCAACTACTCCTTTTCGTCGTCTACGCCATTATTGTTACGGTCACTTGGGCCGCCTACACCGCTCTGGTGCTTACCCGGATGCGGCGTGTCTGTTGGTGCATCATACAGGTATGGGGTGGGCTGTTTTTCCTGCAGGTCTGGCCCCTCTGCCAGGTATCCCCCATTTCCCGGAATATGCGCTGCATGTTTTCCTGTTGATTCTGCCATAATATGTACCTCTCTTTCCTTTTTTGGGTTGATAAGTTTACCGCCATTACCCTGGCGGCCGGGAGATATACGGACCACCTCCTTTTATGTCCTGCTGCCTCCCTGATAATCTGTATTGTCAATCTTATCCTTCAATACTGCGATATATTTACGCAGCCATTCCGGCACATTGGCACCCATACGACCGGCATTCTCGATGATGGACAACAACTCATTGAGTAAGTACCAGACCGCCACCAGGAGCCCGAAGAAGGCCTTGACGGATATCTGCATCCCAAGCTCTGCCGACACAAAAACAATCACATAATCAACCACCATAGCCGCGGCAATTACGCACAGGTATCCCACCTTTTTAATGATACCCTTAGCCCCTTTTCTGGAGCTCCATCCATAGCTGGCATCACCCGGATGGTCTATGGCCTCATTTTTACTGGCCAGCATCCCGGTTATGTAATCTAACACCATGGTACCCATTAGGATGCACAGCACCGGATACAAGATTCCTAGCTTCGCACTTAAAAAGGCACCAGCTGCTGCCAGCGCCCCCTGTACTGTAATTACATATTCTCTTTTCATTTTCATTAACCTCACCTTTCTATAATATTTTATAATACGGCCGCTCCTCGCCCCACCACCAATACCGTAACCAGTCATCCAGCACGATTCCAGCCAGGCTTACCGGCATCCAAAGCAGGCAGTATTGCGGACATACCTGACCCAGGATATTGCCCGGCAGGCTGCTGTAATCCCACACGTTCCATCCCAGCCACAGGTTGACCACACAGCCGGTCGCAAACTCCAACACTGTCACAATGCAGGCTCCAATAATCACCTGCTGGCATAGGGGCATATCCCAGGGCAATACCTCGTTAATCAGCCCCAGAGCGACAAAACAGATGCCACCCAGGATAAACATAGTCCAGTGGCTATGTCCCCGCCAAATGGCTTCCAGGCTTATGTATATCAGTCCTCCAACGGCCCACAATATGACATACTTATCGTTCCGTCTGTGCCCCATCCGTGCTCACTCCCATCTGCCCGGCTATCTGTGTCAGATACGTCTTAAGCACCTCGCTCTGGTACTCTTCCGGCACATCCGCACCATAAAAGATTTCCTGGACCTCCTCAGCGGTCTGGCAGCCAGCAATCCACATGTTAATAGCATTACAGTACGTGGTGTGATAGGATACATGCCACATGGCCGCCTGGATGATTGCCTGCATGTCTGCTGCGCTGTAATACCTACAGGGCTGTCCATCGGCATGGTACTCCAGCTGCGTTGCCCCGGCAGTTATCTGGCTCAGCTTGCCAAACAGGTTAAGCTGGTCCTCAATGGTCAGCGCATAGTGTTCCGCGCTGCCATCAGCCAGCGTTACATTGATTCCGGCATAAATAAGCCTCTCGCACTCCGCTGCCACCTCCCGGCGTTTGGCGGCCTGCAGCTCCTCCAGGGTTGGTACATAGGGCTCCGGTGGATCTACCGGTTCTGGCGGCACAGGAGGGTTGTATACGCTACCATCGTTTGATAGATAGAGGATCTGCCCCTCATCCCGATATACCGTCTCATAGCCGGTCAGGGTCGTCGCCTCATCACCACCGGCTGTGTAGATGGTAATGTCTCCCCAAGTGATAGGGACTGAGCCTGCAAACTCAATCTGCATGACACTGGATGATACTGGCTGGATGCTTTTGATCTCATACAGCTGTTCTTCCTTTCCAATTCTTATTTTTTCCATTGAATTACCTTCTTTCTTATTTTTGTGTATCATAAAGGGGACCTTGCGGTCCCCTAAACTACAGTTTCTATTAACACGTTCTCATTGTTTTTCGTTTAACTCCATTAACAACGATTAAGCATAAAGCTGATGACACAAATACCATAAATAAGTATATTAGAACTATAATAATATTCTTAATTTTTAAATTATACTGATTTATAATGTGTTTTATAATTGTTGCACAGTATGTCTGATTAAGAAAAATAGCTAAACTAAGATTTTCCAGTTTCGCCTTACCCCTCAAAAAATTAATATCTCTGGTTACCGTCACATTGCTAAAAGTTAGAGTTATAGAAGCTGCAATAATAAAAAATATCACAAAATATCCTTGCTCTGACAAATTCATACAGGAATACAGGAAAGTTACTGCATATCCCGTGATCTCTAATATGGACAATACTGTCTTTACTTTAGGTGTTAACTTTTTCCCTCTGATCACTTGACAAACTTCAAAGCAGATACTGCCTAATGCAATCCCCATTCCAACTCTCAATGTACCTTTGTACATAATTCCGCACCACATCTCAATGCCTCTCATGCTTTCAGTCGTAAGCGACATCCATCCCGCACAAAAAAGAACAAATACCGGAGAAAGCACATGCACAAACAAATCATATTTAGCTCTGATAACAGGGTATAAAATCAGCAGGGAAATAAACATTGACGATAAATACCATGCCGGTACATTTAATTTCAAGCTATAGAGCCCGGTCATGTTAAGCATAAACAAATCACTGAAAGAAAAAAATACAATCCTTACCTTATCAAATAGCGAGTTTGAATTCCAAAGGAGATATAAGAACAACGATATAACAAATGAAAAAAGGTGGTATGGAAAAATCTTAATGTATTTTCTCCCAACATAATAAGCCGTTTCTTTTCCTATTTCAAATGATTTTTCTTCCAGTCTTTTCTTTACAGACTGCGCCATTAAAAACCCTGTCACTACAGAAAAAAATTCAACACCAATAGCCCCTTGTGCGAAAAGGCTGATTTTATTAGATATTTGTAAAGGATATACCTCTGCAATATGAAAAAGAGCTATTACAACTGCAAAAAGAACCCGTAATATATCAATAGTCGAATTTCGTCTGTTGCCACAACTTTCCATAAACACCTCCAAGTTATTTATCATCTGTAATATTTTATTATAGCAAATATATTACTCCCTGCCAAGATTCAATTACCATTCCTGGTTACCACAGCTTCAGTATTTTAAGATTATTATTGGCTGTAGCCGTCGTGTTATGGTTTACGTACACGCTCCCGATATAGGTACCGCCAGATGGTAAATAATAAATATTGGTACCGATTACCCCCCTGACACCAGTATTATCGCCTCGATCTGTCTGCTGCTCACCGCCCCCCGGAACTTCCATATTTAAGGAAATACTGCTGACACCATTCGGTGCGAGTACTGAATGTTTTACTATATATAGTCCCGGCGAAAGCCACAAATTGAATGCGGTAGTCCAGGTTGTGGGAGATATCACAAAATTATTGCTGTACTCGGCAAGTGTTATCTTCGGGTTCTTATCGGTATTGAGCACAGTATAAAGGTCCATTAGCACCTTACCCTGGGCAGCCGACAGCGGTAATTTTGCGTTGTTAGTCACGCAGTTATTCACTATCTGGCCAATCAAACAAACACCGGTCATCCAGTTCTTGGTATCACTGAAAAACTTTTTGACTTTCCCAAGAAAAGTCTTTGTACTTTCGCCAGCCTCTGGGACCGGGAATTCCGTGGTTATGTCATCCAGTGTCTTTACTGTCATCCCGGATATATCCCCGCCTGAGGATTCTGCCTTCTTCTTCAGCGCCGCATCTATCAGGTCAGCATTGTCATTAAAATCCTGTATATCAACTGGGTCTGCCCCTTCTGGTTTCTTTAACTTATAATTCGGTGTTAACTGCATATCCTATGCCTCCTTTAATGTCCTTACGTCATCCCAGGTCATGCCCCCAAGACGGTTCCATACGCATGGTTTCAGTTCGTTCCATGTGGTATATCGGTACTCAAACCGGTAGGCCAGATGCGCCGGCTTTATGTCCTCCAGCATGGAGACAAATGCCTGCATGTTCCTGGGTATCCCCTTGATGCCGATAAACCGGATAATAAAAAGATGACTGGGGTTGTCCTCAATCACCTTCACTTCCCCGCCACTGAATGCCGCCGCGGTGTCCTCTATCATCTTCCTGGTCGTGGTCCCCTGGCCCCGAAGCTTTGCCATCAGTATCTCCCGGCGCTGCTCGTATGTAAGGGACATATTAGTGGCCACGCCAAGCATCTGCTCCCATCTTGATAGTCCCCAGGTGGCCGTAACAATGTAACACTGGTCAATCAGATCTTCCAGGTCATGCTGCAGCTGCCCCACCTCATAGCCCTGCGTCCGGTATATCTCCGCCATCTCGCGTATCTCCGCCAGAAAGGGCGGCGCATACCTCGCCAGGTCCACAAAGTACTTTTCCGGGACAATGTTGCTTGAGCCCTCCTGGGCATACTGGCTACGGCCGTATAATGTCTTTCCATACATGCCTTACACCCCCTTCAGGTCACCCCAGGTGACGGCACCCTTTTTAAGGTAGGTGATGTCATGGTTATGGTTTTTGGCAGCCGCATCCGTGATGCCATATCCGGCCAGGGTGGTTGGATTTGTGCCGGCTGTGACATGGCCTTGGGCGTTGACTGTGACACTCCGGTAGGTTCCTGCCGTTACCCCGCTGCTGGGATGGGAGTATTCGGTATCGGAAAATACTCTTGTGGTCCAGTCATTCCATGTCCCGTTCTTGCAGAAACGCACATACTCATTTGTCTGGTTCGCAGCATTCCGGAAAGTTTGCATTGTAATATAATCTGCTGCTGATACCCAGCGTATCAGTTCCACATCAAGAAGGAACGGTTTTCCCGCTACAGGAATATTGGTGATATTTGTAGCGCCGCCGTCGCTCTTTTCAATGTATCTCATAATGCAAGGGGCACCAGAAGAAAGATTTAGGGTGTTGATATCCAAAGTCTGCCCGGTTATGTCTGTCCGTCGAAATCCTTTTGCGTATAATTCGCCGGTTGCAGGGTTTGCCCAGAAATTTGCAGATTTACGGGCTGTATTGGTCTCCGTACTGTCATTGGCGTTTCCAGACAGCACTATCCGGTAATTTGCGCTGCCGGTTGTATTGGTCTGCGTCACCTTGGTGTCGCTGTTACTGTCAGCGCCCCACTCCGCGGTACCGTCAGCACTCCACCGTAATATCTGGCCGCTTGATCCGCCGGACGGAATATGCTTATTTCCTGATGTGGTGGGATGCACATACTTATTTGCTCCCTCCGCAATCCCTGCAAGCTTATCAAGCATAGTCTGAGTAATCTTATCCAGCACCGTCTTATTTGCATGCGTGTGGTTCTGGCTGGTATCCACATCAGCCTCCGTCAGATATCCAGAGTCATTAGTAAACTGGGATAACTTTGTGGGCATGTCCGTTATTTGGCTTTTGGTATGTTCATGTCTGCCGGAACAGTCAACTTGCCCTGTGATGGTCCCTGTTGTTGGCAAGGTGGCCACAAATCCAGAATTATTATGATAGGTTACGCTATCAGAAGCAGCGGCCTTCGCCGTTGTGAATAACATGCAGGTCGTATATTCAGTCATGATTTTTACCCATAATGATATCTGGGTATAGGCCGCATTTAGCTCGTCTACTACCGTATAAAACTTTACCTGTTCTATTGTGTTATCATTTGCCGTCACGGAAAGGAATACATAAGGTTCCTTACCAAATTCATTTTGTTGTCTAAACCAGAGATTTAACCGCAGAAAATCGCTATCACTTAAGCCATGTGAACCAATGATGCATTCATATGTCCGGCTGGCATATCCATATCGGCGGCTTATCTTTAAAGTGGCGAGCTTACAGAACTGCCCCGCGCTTGAACTTAAGGTATTTGAACTTGTTACAGTTGGAGCAAGTTCTGTATGTGTGTGGGAAGACGGCGGGAAGGAACTGGGCTTTCCTGTCAGGCTGCTGTAAGCTCCGTCAAAGGTAGACCAGATTTTCCACTCACTCCATTTTCCAGATTCCTCATAATATGACCGGTACGCCCATCCTCCTTGACCGCTACGGAATATCAGGATGTGCCAGGAGTCCTGCGGGTTGCTCTGTATCAGTAAGCCGGCAGTCGTATTAGGCCAGGGCGAATTTGCACTGGATCCTGCCATAATGGGTGTAATTGCTCCCGCAGCAACTTTTGAGGGAACGAATGTGTCATAATCGCTGATTTGAATCGCATTGGATAATTTAGACGCAGTTCCCCCATTGGCCGGCATGGAGGCTGGCTTATTTTTGATGTAAGCATCCGATCCAGTATCCGTCACACTCCAGTCTGACTGCACATTGACCTCAGCTTCAGAAGCAATACCGTCCAATTTGTCCAGCATGGCCTGCGTAACCGTATCAAGAATGCTCTTGTTGCTGTGGGAGTGCTTCTTGCTATTGGCATCATTCCAGTTGGTCCGTTCCGTTGCCGTGATGTGTTGGACCGCATCTGCCTTGTGAGTGATAAAATCCTCGATTGCCTTCGCAATTTTTCCCAACATAACGGTCAGCTTTTCTCCGCTGGTAAGATTGGTAAGAGTGGTTGCCTGCGTAAAGGTCGGTACCTGGTCATTGGTTGCCACGTTGGGTACGCTTCCCAGTCCCACCTGGGACTTTGTCACCCCATGGGGATTACTTTTATTACTGATGTGCGTATACGCCGCGTTCCAGTTATCCAGCAGGGTCTGGGTAATCTTATCCAGGACGGTCTTATTTCCGTGCTCATGCCGCTTATTATAAGCATCCGACCAATTTGTCAGCAGGGTTTCCGTCAGCTTGTCCAGGGTGGATTTATTGGTATGTGTATGACGCTTATTATAGGCATCATCATAATGTGTCTTATCCTCCTTACTCAGAAGACCATCCACACTCTGGGTTGCCTTTGGGATTGCATTGGCGGATATAGCTATCCAGGCAGTGCCACTCCAGCGGTACGTATAATTCGTATCCTTGACATTGACAGTCCAGCCGTCATTCGGATGGGGGTAAGTTGTCGCAAGGTCAGCATAGGTGATGACAGCCTCCTTCCAATCAATGGCGGTCTCCAGGGCAGAAAACTTATTGTCAACCTCATTCCTGGTATACTTATCATCCCAGTTAGGCTTATTGATACCGATAGTGTTCCGTATAGCCTCCTCCGCAGCCGTAGCCCTGGATTTTTCCGTATTAACAGCGTCACCAATTGACTTCTCGGCAGCCTTCGCCCTCGTAATCTCACTGGCCAGGTTATTTGTAAGGGTCTTTTCCGCTGCCTTGGCCCTGGTCGATTCTGTGGCCAGGTTATCCGCATTGGTCTTTTCGGCAGCCTTCGCCCGCGTCACCTCAGCTGTCAGGTCATTCCTTAAAGTCAGTTCTGCATCCTCTGCCCGTTTGACCTCTGTATCAATCCGCCCATTCAGTTCCATCTCTGCAGACAAGGCACGCGCTTCTTCCGTATTCAGCGCCTTCTGCGCTTCCACAACGGCTGCCTGGACTCGGTTGATATCGTCTCCCTCAACAGTGTCCCCATCCGTCTCATAACTGATGTAGGCCACCGGTACGTCTGCATACACCCGGACAATCCGTTTCCATGGCGCCAGGCTGGGTGTAGACAGGGTATATGTTTCCAAGCGGGTTCCTGTCAGCTTCGGGCCGGTGAACACTGCGAAAGTAGCCTCATTGATGTTGTCATGCTGCAGCTCCGCCTCATACACGCCATTGGTAAGGTGTATTTCCTCCTCCACGACATAGATATTCCCATCAACCTTGTTTAGCTTCTCGTAGAACGTACTCACCTGCATCACATCACCTCCAATGTAACCGTTCCGGTCACTGCAATCTCTTCTTCCGTCAGGGCCATGTTGCCGGATACGCCGTTAAGCAACAGATTTGAGTAATCCTCCACGCCCTCAGTCCCCAGCAGCAGGTTCCCGACCCTTGCCAGGCTCACATAGGACAGGTCCAGGGCCTCCTTGTGCAGGTACTCAGTCAGTGCAGCCTGGAATGCATTCTGGACGACACCCAGGTTCATGCCTGCATGTAGCCTGATTCCAGCTGATACATTGACCGCCTTTTCCACGACAGATGCCACGGTCACATCCGCGCCGATGGGGCGCAGCTCCTCGATATGCTCCCGTACCATCTTCAGTATGCCGGTACCTGCAGCCGACATGTTGGCATCCGCTATGATGACCTTGACTGTCCCCGGTCCGTTGGCCAGTGGAAAGACTTTGGCCGCGCCTACGCCATCGCACTCCATGGCCCAGTTATAATAATCATACCGGTTGCCACTGGTGGACGGTTTCTGTATCACATTCAACAGGCGCGCCTTCAAAGCGTTGTCGCTCTCTTCTTCGCTACCTGCTATAAGAATTGAAGTGAGCATTGCGGAGGTCAACCCTTGAACATGGTCAATTGGGAGCAGCTGTCCAGTATATCCATTCCCTATCTCTCCCTGCTTTTCACACTCCATGTCATACGTGTGTGAGCCATCCAGGACTCCTATATATCCAACTGCCCGATATATGATGTGTTCTTCCTGAATTGCAGATACCCTGAACCCAATTGGGACCTGGACATTGAAAACACCCTGCTTATGTGCATAGGTAGCGGGTTTTCGTGCAATTCCATATGCTTCAGCAATCCGGTCAAGGCTTTCTCCACCCGCTGTTCCTGCATAGACATTGTCCTGTAACCGCTGCATGTCCATATATACCCCTTCAAGATACCAGCTTACCGGTCCAAGGGCTGTCTGGATAATAGAGCCTTCCCTCTTGTCCAAATCATCAGGCACCCTGGACAGCTGGTCTGATAATATATTTGCATACGTTTTTCCACTAAAATCTATCATACCGTTACCTCTGCCTGTACCGGGCCAAAAATTGTACTTACATCAAATACGCATTTTAGGACACCCTGTCCCTGGTCTGTAAAAACGAAATTCCCTACGGACAGCACTCTGCTGTCTGTAGAAAATGCGTCCTCCACCCGCCTCGCAATCTCACTGGTTACATAATCATATTCTTCGCCAATCAGTTCCTCTAACTCAACCCCAAAATTAGGGCTGTATATCTGCCACCGGAACCGCTCCGTATTCAGGATGATGTCCACCGCCTGCCGCATGGCAGCAAGCCCGGAACCCATCCCACTAATCTGTCTGGATGACCAGTCAATCATGAATGTATTTGTAGGTCTGTCTACATACGTCAATGAAGTGTCCAGCCCTACCCCCTCCGGCAATGTTGCCATATCATGCCTCCTTATACCCTCGATAGAATGATGTATCTGCTCCCGTGTGAAACCCTAAGCATGACCACCTTATCGCCTACGGCCAGTCCCTCATTAATCACAACAGTACCACCGCCTCCCCCCTGTACCTTGGCTGACCTGGATTTTACGTTTTCCGTCAGGACCAGTGCCACATCCGGAACCGGAAGCATTGTGTCATCCAGCTTGACGGTTAGTGGGGCAATGGATGAGACCGTACCATACACTATGTCGGTTTGCTTATTTGCCTTAGTATTATCCTGTACAATCATATTCAACACGTCAATCAATTCAGACAATATTTATCCCTCCCAGCTGTTGGAAATCCTTAAACTCGATACTCATGACATGGTCATCTGCCTCAAAGCTGTGTACAACCTTTTCGGTAAGCACCAGCCTGGACATGGATAAATCTTGAATCCTACTTATCCGGACAGGCACTATGGTCCCCGCCCTGATTCCCGGGACCCCAATAACATTATCCATGGTCAATGTCTGCACTACCCGGTTATAATACTGGAGATACTGTTTGCACATCTGGTCAATCTGTGCCTCGTTCAGGTTTTCATCCACCTCATCGTAATACTGGAGTAGTCCCCATTTGGATATGGTTTCCGTATCCTCGTAGATGTAGGTATCCGCCTTCCCGGTCTCACTATTGGGCCGTACCAGCTTCACTCGGTTATATGTGTCGGAATCAATATCCCGGCTGTAAGTATATTCCGTTGCCAGGCTCCTGTCCCCCACTACAGTTGTGACGAACATGTCCTTCGCTTCAACCAAGGTCAATGCTCCGGCATTATCGTAAAAATTATATATCTTTCCTGTTTGGATGATTGTCTCAGACAATGCACCAAAAATGATATCCAGACAGGATTCATTTTCCTTGATAAGACATGGAAAAACATATCCTGTATCTTCCATTTTCCCAACTGTCAATCCGAAATCAGCCGCAATCTGTTGGATAATCTGCGCCAAGGTCATATTAATGAAAGTATAACTTGCATTCGCTTTCAGATATCGCAGCTGGTCATATGCGGTGTACTCTGATTCCCCCAATTGATTCTCTGTAATTGTAAATACATATCCCTTGAACATCCTTATCCCATCTACCGTAAGTTCCACCGAACTTCCTTCCGAAATCAAAGGAGCATCAACACACGAAAACACCAGCTTGGCAGGAGAATCAAAACGGTTTGTAGTAAGTTCGGCTGATTCAATGATGTTTGCATATTCAGTAATTGTGGTCTGTGTGGCCCCACCAGGGGCAGGACCAACGGTCTGGACCCGCAAAGAAAAACTATCCATCGTATCACCCCGTTATCTGCAGCTGGTCTGCGGACAGCCAGCCATATGAGCCAATATGTACTGGATAGGGATTCCCTTCTACTATCCGGGTCACGGTTGTACTTAAGTTATTTGCCGTGCCATAAGGCTTTGCCCCATAACTGTCACTCCAATACTTTCCATTGGCAATACAGGGGGCACCTACCCGCAACACTGGTGTTTCCACCTCCCGCGCTACCTCAGTAGTGGCTTCCGGGGCATCAGCAAGTGGCGTGGCAGACGTGGTGATGATTGACACCACCTCCGGCTCATAGTTCTTATATTCGGTCAATTCCACCTCATAATAGATGTCATTCGGTTCACCGCCCTTATCCTTTGTCTTAAAATCGCTGATGATGCATCGGATATTGGTGTCATAGAGCCCTGAACGGGATATGATTAGACGGCATTTCTGATTCTTGTTTAATGCTTTCTCAAAATATTCGACATAGTCTTCTGGGGCCTTTGCATTGCCATTGACATAAGGGTCGTCCGCAGATGAAGGAAAAAAACTTTCCCAGGAAACCACCTTTAATGATGGTTTCCTGGGAACCACTATCTCACCAATACCGATTACAGAATATGTCTTGTGGTCAGTTGGGTACTTGATTTCTATCTCTTCTGGATTTACAGGCAGTTTTACCTTCCTGCTTCCAAATTTTATATATATGGAGCAGCCATTTTTGATTTTTGCCATGGTACGTATACTCCTATCTATCCATGTGATACCGATGTGTGCGCTGCGGCCTGCTGGATGAGCAATACCTTAAGCTTATCCGCGATATCCTTTGAGGTCAGGTTTTTCGCAGCGGATTCCGGAATGGATACCGAAATCTGCGGAGCCAGTGTCTGAAGCTCCACGTTGTTCATATATCTCCGTTCAGCCAGGTCACGATATAGCTTTATATCCTCATCCGACAGGTTGACATCCCCATCTATTTTTTTTACCCGGTCTACATCCCCCACATCCAAGTCACCGGCCGCTGGGATGGAAGATGCATCAAACCCTCCGAACGTATCCTTCAGGGAATCAAGACTGATATCCATATTATCCAGCTTAGAGCCTAAATCAGCGCCGTATTTGCCCCATTCAGCTGCAGTTGCACCTACATCCAAGTTTGCCATACGCTTAATTTGGATGGCATTTTCCCCGAATGTATTATCCACCCAGCTACTAAGGTTATCCCGGAATCCCGAAACAGCTCCCTGCAGGTTACTTCCAGTAAGTGCATCAATGGCACCTGCAACAGTTTCCACCATGCTTAGAATGGCATCCAAGGCATCTGCAAACAGATGCGCAATTGCAGCTACTGGGTCATTAAATACATTGGCAAAAAACTCCGCAAAGGATGCAATGACATTCCAAAGTGTAGCAAATATATTGTATCCAACCGCGTAAATCATGCCGAATACCTGCCCTACCCATCCGCCTACTTCCTGCATTCCAAAACCAAACTGTTGGGCTGCTATAAGAGCCCCGGCCAGTACCGCAATCAGCAATAGAATCGGCCAGTTAGCAACTGCCCAGGCTGCAGCTGTCGCAAGCGCCCCTCCTATGTTGGCTGCCGCCGTTGCAATGGCCTGTGCCTGTAGTATCACGAAGGCAATCCCAATGGCTGCCAGAACTGGAATAATAAAATCCAGGTTGTTCGATACCCAAAGTGCACCTTTCCCAATAATGCTTAAGGCTCCAACACCAATTTTGGCTGCCAGGGAAAAGAGATTAATTAGCCTTGTCATTGCCTGCTGTGCCTCATCTGTCTGCAAGTAATCACTCCATCCCTCAAAGCTGTCCTGTAGACTCTTTTGGATTTCATTTTTCCCCATAGTAAAGGCTTGGCTTAGTGTCATAGGCATATCCCTGAAAGTTTTATCAATCTCATCCGTTGCACTCAGCATTGCATTTTTAACAATCTCAGCAGTGATAGCCCCATCCGAAGCCAACTCCCTAATCTCTCCCACACTTACCCCCAGATAGTCTGCAATTGTGCGGATTATATTTGGGGCTGACTCAAATACGGCATTCAGTTCCTCGCCTCTGAGCACTCCGGCACCCAACGCCTGCGTGAGCTGCAGGGATGCGGAAGCAATCTCCTGCTGACTTGCACCAGCAATGACAAACTGTTTATTCAGGTTTTCTGCGAATTGGATAAGTTCCGCATTGTTTGCAAATGCATCCTTGGCATTCTGTCCGATTTTCGCAACAACATTAGCAGTATCCAAATAAGAGGTCCGTGTCCTCTGGGCTGATGCAAAAATCATGTCCTGAAGGGCCTCCGTGGACTGGAGTCCATCGTTTATCAGGTCCAATTTTGCATTAATCTGGGATTGCGCATCAGCAGTTGACAAAAACATCTTTGTAAGGACCATGGCCCCTGTAGCTGCTGCAATTTTTTTTATCGTTGACAGTAGTCCTTTGGCTGATTTATTAGTATTTTCAACTTCTGCTGTATGCTGCCTTTGACAGCTTATGGCCTTAAGTAATTCCTGGTTCTCCTGCTGTATCTGTGCTCCAAGCTGACGGATGCTTCCGATTACTGCACCAGAGGAACGCCCCATCGCCCGGCTAAGGTTCTGGTCCAGCATATAAGCTGACTGGTTTGCCTGCACAAGCAGCTGGTTTGTCTTTTGGACAGCGCTGCCTACATCCTGCACCGCCGCAACCGTGGCCCCAGAATTTTTATTAAACAGGTCACTAGCACTCTGGTCCAGCGTGACAATCCTGTTTAATGCGCGGTTCCCTGCAGCCTCAAATGCATTGAAGGTAGAGGAAAAATTATCTGTCAGGACAAAAGCTTCGTTTATCACACCCATTACTTAACCTTTACCTCCTTTGCTTCCTTCTTAATCAATTCCCACATCAAAAGCTTTTCCTTAAGACTCCTATCAAGGACCTCTGTGGGGTACACACCGTGCTGGCAAAGCATGTATTGACATAACCTTGAATCCAGTGTGTCCCCAGCGGCTAGTTTTTTGCTTCTTCCTCTATTTCATTAAGTTCATTATCCGTTGATATGAAACCATTGAAGTTATTAATTTCCCTGACGAGTTTTCCATATTCCCCCGAAGATAACATCCTACCCGGCACATCCAGTGGGTCAGCTGTCTTGTAATAATCACACAGTTCCGAATCCTTAAAATTAGGGGATACGACACAGGCGTCCACCAGAAGCTTCCCGTATTTCACGTTATCCAATTCCCGGACAATCTGTCCGTTAATTTTCTCCCTCTTGGTTGCTTTTGTGGTCAGCTTATTATTGGTTTCCTGATCAATAATCCTGATTACAAAAGGTACAACGTTCCCTTCCTCATCCTTAAACCGTTCGGAAATAATCACCTCTTTAGTCTCATTCATGATTGGTGGCTGTAAAAAAGCCTTAATATTTGACATGCTATCATCCTCCTAATTGTGTTGGGTCATTAAACCAGTTCAGGACCTCAATTCCAGTATATGAAAATCCCACTTCCATCTCCAGGAAATCCGAATCTGCATCCAACATGGCCACAGGAAGCTTCTGAAGCTTCACATTGTAGAATACTACGGTCTGGGTCCCAACACTGGTTGTTGGGTCGTCATTGGTTATCTGGATAGTAAAATATGGCAACTTCCCGGTCCTTAAGTACTCCTGCAGGAGCCTTAAAAAATACGGACTCCCATAATAAATCGTCATGGACCCACTTAGGGAAACCCCGGTTGTTTTCTTCTGTACCAGAGTCGTCCCCACTACCTTAAAATCGCTCTCTTGAAATTCTGCATTTGACTGGAATTTCTTCAGGCCAAACATTTCATGGTTTTCCCCATCGATGGTCATGAATCCACTCCCGGATTTACCATTAAGGGCATCACGTTCTAACAGAAACATTTTCTACCTCCTTATTGCGCGGCAGTGTTTACGGATACCGTCACTGTCATGTAAATCTTCTCTATGCTGTCCACCGGCTGGATGGCAACATCAATCAGTACGGAATCAACACTGCTTCCTGCCCTCACCTGTACATCATCTGCGACAAAGTTCTGGATACCGTTGCCGGCCTGTATCTCGTTCAGATAGCCTACAATCCATCCCTTCATAAGATTGCGCCCGGTTTCAGTATTATCAGTCTTTCCGATGTAGTATAGGCTGAACTGTTTATATACATCGTTGCAGAACTGGTTAAGCACCCGCATTACCCGGTTCTTGGAAAATTCCTGGCCTTTGTCCACACTGTAAGATGTCAGTGTGTTGATATCTGTGCATACCTTGACGGAACCAAATGTGTCAATGAACACAATCTCGCCAGATTGTATGGCTGCTGTTATCTGCCCATCAGTCAGTTTCGGGTTAGCCTCAATCGCATCCGGATATTGTGCATACGTCAACGACTGGTTATATCTTGCACCTGCCTCCGCACCCCCCAGCCACCATGTGACCTGCTGTGCAGTCAACGCCGTACCATCTGACAGCTTGACCCCATTTTTTGCGGATATCACCCACTCGCTGTTTACCGTATGTGCATTGGCCATTACAGCCTGGCATTTCTGACCAATGCTATTTGATACACGTCTCACAAATGCTGCAATCGCCTGTATAGTCGTATTATCAGTGCCATCATAGACCAATGTATCAAATTGGTAAGGTTCAATGGCAGTCAGGAATGCTGCATAATCAGATGCTGATATAGTTGGGTCGGTTCCCCCTGCCAATGTGACCCCAGCTGTTTCAGTTATATCAGTTCCTGTTCCATCAAACGTTACCCATGTATTTGCTTTCAGGTCATCCAGCTTTTTAATAGCCTGTTCATCAACTATGGTCCCATCGATTACAGTACTGACATCAAATGCCCCAGCTTGGTCGGCCTGTTCCTGCACGATAACAGAGATGTCATTTCCCCTGATACCTTCATACAGCGCCGTGATGGTCAGGGCTCCCGATGTAACCGTTGCCTTCTTTCCGCCACTTCCCTTAGGCCTGTACAACAGGATTTTACTAGGCCCTGCACTGACATCGCTTCCTTTCATCATTTCTCGCAAAAATAAGGCCTTGGGACTCGCGATATCATAACCGATATATGGTCTTAAATCTTCACCAGGCAATATTTCCTTAATGGTTTCCACAGGTCCCCAGGAAAGGGGTTCTGCGATTGCCACAATGCCTTTATTCCCAACATTGGTATTGATGTTGCCTTTGGATTTGACATTGATATACACACCGGGCTGCACTTTGTTCTGGTTTGTCCATGTACCTCCTGCCATGTCTACTTACCTCCTTTCAAAACTTTGTCGAGGGCCGCCTTCGCGTCCTCTATGGTGTATTCCGGCTCCTGCAGGATTGCCCTGGCAAAATCCGGCTGATATCCTGACAGGACCTTACTATGCAGTAATTTGTCGGTCGGATATTTCTTCAGCTTCTTCTGTTTCGATATCGCAATAGGGCCTTTAATTTTATTTGATGCTGGCATTGTTTTCCTCCATTATCTGCATCAGTTCATTGTTTCTTGGGGCGCTTACCCGTTGCCGGATATGGAATTGATAGTGCATTTCATCATCCTCTGTCTGCCATTGCCGCTCAAAGGTACGTATCTTGGCTGTCCCTCCACTACTGTCTGCATAATCAAACAGTTCCAACATCCCATCCAGGTACTCTGCTATGGCCTGTATTTCCGCATTTCCATTTACGATATTACGCTGCTGCACAAACACGATATCAACACCCAGGTCACGCAGGAACCTATCATTCAGATGCTTTTCAATTTTGGAAGGCATGAAAAAAATAAAAAAGCAAGGGTAGTCTGTCCCCTGCTGGTTTGGGCTGGCATATACCGGATAATCCGGATACTGTGCTGTAAGTACTCCGGCCAGGCTATTTATAATGTTCTCTAATGTGAATATCATCTGAACGCCTCCCTCACACGTTTTCCCAGTTCCATACGGACCACATCGCGGTACTTTCCAATGGCCGCCTCTTTCATGTATTTTCCCTCCACATACTTTGTCCTGGTTCCAACGGTAATCCCACCCATGGATGGATTTACCTTTTCCAGCATATTCCCGTTGATTATCAATCCCGGTACAAAATGCTGGTCCATCCGATGCCCATCATTGACATAGGATGCATATAGTATGTTATTAGCCAGTGTTGTCCTCACACTGGCACCCGAGATGACTGGTTTCGTCACACTGTCTGTTGACCAATGCTGCGCCAATTCACCAGACCGGGTCCCGGTACCAGAAATAGGGGCGCCTCCGTTTGGAGGGGTCCTTTCCGTAGCCTTTTCCACTGCTGCGATCATAGCGCCTTCGGCCACATCGGCCATAATCCTCGGCACATCCTGCCCTGCCTTATGAAGTTCTTCCAGTCGCTTGCGCATCTGGCTTCCAAAACTTGACATGCATTCACCTCACAATCTCATCTTTCAGCAGGCCTACCTTCTGATGCTCCAGACCAGTAAGAGCACCGCCCACCGGGTCATAGTATCTTTGCGGCTCACCAGCGAAATACCGATCTGCCTTGTTTGCGTGCCCCAGGTTCCCGCCACGGACAATCCTTAACTCATCACCAGCCATGATATCCACTGACAGGTCACACGCCATCTTTTCCATGGACCGTTCCTTTGCGGCTGTCACTCCCATAATAGGACCGTCTCGCTTAGAACTGTATACCCTGCACGGGATGGGGGCCGTGTTCTGCTTCTGTCGCTTCTGTTTCATCAGGTTTCCTTCTTTGTCTGGGACTACGCGGTATATGTCAACCGTATCCGTATACCATCCTTTAAAGATTGGATTATCAAATAACATACATTCCTCCCATCCCGATCATGCGGGCCATAGTGGCCAGCTGCTGCCCGTACTGCGTGGAGTTCCAGGCTCCCCATTTTGCCATTGCCACCGTAACCGCCTCATTATCATAGCTGATGGAGGTATCTCCCATGGATGCCTCTTTAATCAACCCGGCCTGCTGGCCTTTGGCTGCCGCAGCCGCAGCCGATGGGGAGCCCTCCGAATAGGTCTTAAGATACAGCGTGCTGTAGTGAGCCACAAACAGCCCGGCGGCGTATCTCCACATGTCATGGTACCGGCTGGGAAGGATGGTGGAATTTGCATTATCCACATACAGCTGCAGTATGGGGTCCGGTACCAGGCTTTTGCCCTCAGACTCTCCGGACCTTTTAAACTGTGGGAAATCTGCTAGGAACATCACAGATGTGTATGTACCCTTTTCACCCAGCGCTGGCATATTGGCCGCTGCAGCTATCACTCCATTAAATTGTGCTCCATCCATTCCCGTCCCTCCTTAACCTTTCACTTTCCTTCCGGTCTGCTTTGCCTGCTCTCCAGCGTCCGTGTCCGCTACCTCTGGTCTGATATCGTACTCTTTTGCTTTTTCTCCAGCGTCCGTGTCCGCTGCTTCCAGCGCCTTATCCGCTGTATTATCCGGCGTGGCAATGGATCCGTCATGGATGGCTGCCTGTACCATCCAGTGCTTTGATGCCCAATCAGGAATAGTACCGATAAAATTGCGGGGGATAAGCAATTTCTGGTCTCCCTCGCGGATTTCAAAACATTTTTTACTGTTTATGAACATATGGCTACCCTCCCTTAGATTCCGTCCACATAGCGCATGATGTCCTCATAATACATCTGCACCTCAGATATATTTGCCATGTATGCTGTGTCATAGCACACATTCTCCGCGTTCGGCTGTGTCATGGCACGGCTTAATGGGGCCAGTTCATCGCTAGCCACATACCGTTCTTTGTTAATGTATACCACCATGCGGTCATTCCCACCCGTGCCGGCACCCTTACACCAGGAACATCCCCCGATATACAGGTCACTACCGTTAGTCTTGGCCACATTGTTATCCAGCAGGAACTGCAGGATTGTCTTCTCGGCCAGTTCCGTCACCTTCGTGGTTGCCAGGTAATTAATCTGTTCGTATGGCATGATGATATGGTTCGGGACCGCATCCCTGTCATACTCCGCAGTTTCCCAAACAGCCAGAATGGCATCGTTGATATCCTGGAGTATCTGATCCGGTGTCTTATCCTTAAATTTCGTGGAGCTACCTGTTCCGGTTGCCGCAGCATTTGCCGTGGTGACTTCCGGATTATTGATAAGGCCAGTAGAACCATAGCGTTTGATGCCCACGTATACATTAGCGTCCATATGCTTATCATAGGCCATACGGATTCCATCCCGCAGGATGCTTTCCAAGCTACGTCCAGTCAGTTTCTCGCGCTGCATATCCACCCACATGATTCTCATTCCGATAGAAAAAATATGGGTTTTGAATAATCCCTTATCAAAATTAGCCTGTACCATCGGGATACCGTTGGCCCCGCCTGCATGTACCAGGCCATCCTCGCTTCCTCCGGTCACTCCATACCCCACATTCATGGCGCTTACAAACTCGGCCCAGCCGCCGCCCACTCTCATTGGAATATCACGGCTGTACGTGAAACTGGTAAGGGGCTGCCTTATGACGTTATCCTTCTTTTCAAGTTCGGACTGCAGGAGCGCACCTCCATTGGCAATTGCCGCCGAATCCATTGTCTGGAACCGCTGTGGAGCGGCCGCACCAGTTGGTGAGGATGATATCACGCCACCGTCAAAGGTCCCCATGCTCTGAAATTTGCTCATTGTGTTTTTCCTCCTTATGCTCTGTTGCAGGACATAATCCTGATTTCTGCTACATTATTGGCATCCTTACCACCATGCCACTCACAGTTCGTAAGTTCTACGGTCTTACCAGAATCCTCAGACGCTTCAAAACCTCCTATAACGCCTGTAGGGATTGACTCATTGGCAACAGTGCGAATATATACCTTTCCGCCTAATTTTGGTGTTCCTACGTTACACAACACGTTGATACATCCGCGCTTGAACACACTCACCGCTTCATCCGGCCTATACTCTCCAGCGGACTGTGAAAGATAGGATGTAGCGCTCTTAAACTCGCGGGAAGCAATTCCCACAAAATCAGCAGCCGTTCCAGAAGCCCCGAAGGCCACTACCTTTTCATTACTGTCATAAACAAGAGGAGTGCCAAACACTACCGCTTCACTCCCTCCCAGTGGATGGGTATCCACTATCATATCTGGCTGTCTGGCATAATCACCTGCATATCCATGTGTCATGTTCTTTCCGATAACCTGTCCTTTCATTACTTCATACCTCCATTCTTTTTGTGTGGATTCATGGCATCATAGGCAGCCTGATACGCATCTAAATCCATCTGTGGCTTCTGGTCAGCCATCTTTGCCGCATTCTTTTGGGCCGCCTGGGCAATCTTCGTAATATCGCTTACCGCATCCTTATCGGTCAGACAGGATACCAGGGAATCGGTAACGGCCTTCCTTGTATCTTCATCCTTAATCCCTGCAATAACCGGCCTGAGCTGCTTTACGACAGCTGCCATGACTGCCTTATCTGCTGCACATGCTGATTTATCCAGTTCTTCTGCCGGAACCACTTTCGCCTCAGTTGTTGGAGCCGATGGCTCCCCGCCTTCCCCCGTCAGTTCCTTTACCAGGCTGTCCAGTGGGTCTTCGGCCGGCTTCTCAATAGGCACTCCAGGTTTTTC